CTTAATGAACGATGCAACATTTCTACATCTACAGACAATGAAAAACGGGAACGGAGATTATATTTGGCAACCCGGTTTAACGCTTGACGAACCAGATGTTTTGATCGGTAAAAAGGTTGTAATTGAAGACAATCTTGCAGACATTGGGAGCGGAAACTTCCCAATTTATTTCGGCAACTGGCAGCGTGCATATACAATCGTTGACCGCTTTGGAATCCGTGTGCTGAGAGATCCATATACCAATAAGCCTTATGTAATGTTCTATACAACTAAGCGTGTTGGCGGTGGTATCTTAATGTATGAAGCACTCAAGGCACTTAAAACTTCATAATAAATTTTAAAGAAAGGATAAAACATAATGAAAGATTTACACAACAATATTGACTTTGATGACACCATCGATCCTGTTGCAATGGATGACGGTGACGCACCAACTGGGACAGTTGATTTGCTTGATTGTAATTCAGCAGAACTTAATATCTATATCGGAACTCCCGCAACAGCCTTGTCTACATCAAATTATATGACTTGGACTTTGACACATTCAGACGATGACAGTTCTTATACCAATGTTGTAACCGCTGATATGCTTGGTGTTACGGTCACAAGTGGTGTCATCTTGACTGTTGATGGGGAAACTGGGCAGGTAGCAAACAGAAGTTACAAGTTTGGGTATATCGGCAACAAAAGATATATCAAGATTCTTGGCGGTGAAACTGGCACTCTACCATTAACGCCTGTTTCAGTTATTACTATAAAGGGCAACTTGCGGGATGCACCTCCAATTTAATCGTTCCTTAACTGGATACTCGGGCCGTCATTAATTTGGCGGTCTGGGGCAACCAACGAAAGTGAGAAATATTATGAGTACATATGTACCAAAAACATACAGAGATCAAGGCGGTGATAGAAGTGTAATTGCAAGTGGTGGAACGCTATTAGCTGAAAGCGGAGCAATAGTTAATATGGCTTCGGGTGCAATTCAGCTTGGAGTTGTCCAAAATTTACGCACAAGAACCCTTGCTGCTGCTGTTATACATACTGCCCAAACGACACTATTAGCAGGGATCACGGGATATAAATATAGAATTATTGACATTACCATGATTTCTACAGTAGCAAACGCATCAACCGCAACCGCAGTAGTAGTTAATGGGACACAAGGCACAAGCGTTGTTGCTTTGGTTTCAAATACAGTTGGTGCACTTACCGATAGCGCCAAGGTGCTTATGGGAACTACAGCAAATTCGTCAATCCTTGCTGATGGAGCGTCTTATGTAGCTTGTGATTCAGGGGCAGGGATAACAATAGCGTCTACTGTTGCAGGGCTTGGTGGTTCAACAGCCATCGACACAAACATTACATATGTAATAGAGGCCGCATAACATGAAAACCGTACAAATTGCAGAACCGTCAACAGAACCTGTAACATTACAAGAAATAAAAGAACATCTTAGACTTGATTCTGGTGACTTTGCTGACAATCTTGATACGACACAGTCAATTACCCCAGCTGATCAGGCCACAACCACAGGTTATGGCTTGGTTGGTGCGGGTGTTGATGTTTTATTGTACGAAACCGTTATTAATCTCAATTCAGGCACTAATGGCGCAACGGGCACGGTTGATGTTAAAATTCAAGACTCAGACGATGATATAACTTATACGGATTGGTTTAGTTACACACAAGTAACAACCGCAAACGATAATGAGATTTATGAAAAAGAATATACGGGCGGGCGGAGGTATGTGAGGGCGGTTGCTCAGGTTCTTCTTGCATCTTGTAATTTTTCGGTTGATGTTATCAGGCGAAACACTCAAGCTGTTGATGACACATTACTTTCAAGTATGATTACGCAAGCAAGAGAATATTCAGAGGGCATGACTTGGCGGCGGTTTATTACTCAAACTATAGACCTTTATCTTGATAGTTTTTCAGATCGCATTGAGATACCTTATGGAAATTTGCAATCAGTAACACATATTAAATATCTTGATACCGATGGAACTGAAAACACCCTGTCAACAGATGATTATATTGTTGAAACAAATGGCGATGGCAAGGGTGCGATTGTCAAGGCTTATAACGTAACATATCCAACATCTGAGCTTTATCCGTCTAACCCTATTCAGATTAGATTTGTTTGTGGGTATGGTGTTGCTTCAGCCGTGCCGGAGCTTTTTAAATCAGCAATTAAATTACTTGTTGGTGGGTGGTATGGCAACAGAGAAGGAATGGCATCGCAACCTTCTACATTTAAAGACAATCCGTCTGTTTTAAGGCTTTTAAATATGCGGAGGTTGTTTTGATATGAGGGAATTGTGGTTAGAACACAAAGTATTTATTATTAACTTACTAATATTTCTTAAGTTAAGAAAAAATGTGTGGCATAGATCACACCTTGAGTTAGGTAAAATAAGAGGCGACAGATATACCAAGTTTTTTAACCCAAGCTCATTTGGTGATTAAGTGATATCAGCCGGGAAACTTGACAGGCAAATAACATTACAAAGAAAGTCTTTTATTAAAGATGAATACGGGGCTGAAACTGAAACTTGGATTGATATCGCTACTGTTTGGGCGCAAAAACTTGATATGAGAGGCACAGAACGGCACACAGCACAGCAGACCGTTGCGCAACTTGATACCAAGTTCAGGATATGGAACAGAAGAGGGCTGACACCCATTGACCGGATATCATATGCAAAGAAAATTTATGATGTTGGTGGTGTTCTTGAAATTGGCGGGGGCGAAGGTTTAGAACTTCATGCAAAGGTGATTAATAATGGCAATTGATTGTAATTCAGAAAAAGGCTGTAGAATTTTAGACTTTTTAACAAAAGAGCTTGATTTGCCTGACGAGATTATTGAGTTTGATTTATGTTTAAGAGTAAATGAACCAATTATAGTTAAGAACCTTTCTTATCATCCTGTAGAAAAGGCTGAATAATGGCAACTAAGAGCTTTAGCGTTGAGTTTTTGGGCTTTAAAGAACTTGAAAAGATGCTCTCTCAATTACCAACAGAAGGAATGAAAAAGGCAACAGTCAGGAAAACTTTAAAAGCAGCACTAAAACCGACTGCAAAAGAAATTGAAAACAATATACCAGAAGGCCCAACTGGAAAACTTAAGAATTCAATTAAAATATCATCGGGTTTAAAGGGAAGTCAAAAACAACATGAAGACACGGACGGAATTTATATGTATGTCGGCTCAACTGCACCACAGGCTCATCTGATTGAACTTGGTACGGTTGAGAGGTTTAAAAAATCCGGTGCAAGCACGGGGTTTATAACACCAAACCCATTTATGAGAAAAGCGTGGGCTGTTACAGACATAAAAGCTCTGAAAATATTCTCAGATTTAATTGGTAAAAACTTATTAAAATCAGCAAGATTATTAATCAAAAAAGCAACAAAGGGAACATTAACGAAAAAACAACTTGCCGGGTTTAGCAGATGAGTATTGACACCATAGAAAAAGCCATAAAAAGTATATTAACCTCAGATGTTACCGTTAATGCTCTAATTGAGGGCCGTTGTTATCCTGTAACATTACCACAGAACCCAGAATATCCCTTGTGCTTATATATCCACATATCAGGAACAACAGAAAATCAGTTAAGAGGAGACGCAGGGCAGGCACACAAGCGATATCAGATAGAGTCGTGGGCAAAGACATACGCAGAATCCAAAGAGCTTTCAAACGCAGTTGCCGAAGCCTTAAACCAATATTCCGGGACGGTTGGGACGGTAGTTGTAGGGTCAATTTTAATAGTAAATTCAAACGAAACATATGAAGAAGTGGTTAAGGTTTACAGGGTAATGCAGGATTATATGATCTGGCATAAAATTTAAAAACAAATAAAGGAGAGTATCATGGCACTAGATAGTTCAGCGGCAAAAGCACAAAACACCTTTTTAGAAATAGGAACGTCGGCGGCAGGGGCTGAAACCATAACAGTTATGACACTAAGCAACCCTACGATATTAACGGCAGTCGCACACGGGTTATCTAATGGCGATATAGGCGTGGCTGCTAATTTTGCGGGAGCAGATGCGGCGCTGATTAATGGCAATACATATGTTGTTCATAGCGTTACAGACGACACTTTCGCAATAAATATTGATCTGATAACGGGTACACCTGATGTTACAGACAATACAGACGCAGCGACTTTCACACCTACTACATGGACAGAAGTTGGTTCAGTAGTTGATTGTAATAAAAACGACCCGGGTTCAAACGAGATTGGTACAACCCATTTAAGAAGCACAGCAAAAGAATTTATTTTTGGTCTTATAGATAATGGCGAATATGTAATGACGGTTAATTATTCTTTTGATGATACAGCTCAGGTAGCACTAAGGGAGGCACAGCTTGCATCAGCTGTTATAAATGTTAGAGCCACTTACCCCGATGGCGACACAATATCTTTCGAGGCATATGTAACCACATTTAATGGCCCTGGTGCTGCGGTGGATGGCATCTTAACAGGTGATATAACTCTTCGAATAACAGGAGACGTGACTTTCGCATGAGTAAAATAGACGGTAGTTTTCAAATTGAAATAGCTGGTAAACCGTACACAATGCGGTTTGACTGGAAAGCATTGTCAGAGGTGGAGACAGCCCACGGCGACACTCCAAATTTATTCAACTCGGATGTTGTGGCTTCGGTTGCATCTTTTGGACTTATTAGAAACCATCCGGAATTGACAAAAGGTCGGATAGTTGAGCTGTCACCACCTCTTGTTCCATTTATTAAGTCCGTTCAGCAGGCTCTCAACTGGGCTTATTTTGGAAAAGATACAATTCCAGAAGACGTAGAAAAAAAAAAGGTTCTACCAATAATGAGTGGATTGTTAAAGCCTATAAGGCGGCTGTTCGGCAAGGGGTAGACCCTGAGACGTTCTGGAATCTTACCCCTTATTTGACCATGAAAGCAATGGAGGGATTGCAAGACGGGCAAATATCTTTAGCTTGGAACATAGCAGCTTTCCAAAGGCAGAAAAAACTTAAAAAACTTGAGACATATTTTAGTAAAGAAAAAACAGCACCACCGATAGACGTTGCAGCGAAAATGAGAAGTATGTTTAAAGTTCATAACGAAAAGGTGAAATAATGGCTGACCCTATTGCCGCTTTAAAAATTGCAATGTCCGCTAACTCTGCTCAGTTTGAGAGGGACTTAGTGAAGGCAAGGAGGGCAGTTAAGAAAAACGCAACGGGTATGCAACGAGCCATGATGGCCGCTAAAAAAGGCTTTGATTTGACCCTTAAATCTATCAAAGTCATGGGTGTTGCTGCGATTGCCGGGGCTGCTATTATAGGCAGGATGATAAAGAAACAAATTGACTTCGCTGATAGCGCACAGAAGATTGCTGAAGGGATAGGCACCACGGTCGAAACTTTGACTGCATTAAAACATGCTGCCGATTTGTCAGGGGTTAGTTTTGAGGGTTTACAAAAAGGCATGAAAGCAATAACAAAACGCTCCGCTGATGCCGCTTCCGGTATGAAGGAATACAAAGAGACTTTTGACCTTGTTGGAATAAGCGTATTAGATGCAAGTGGAAAATTAAAAAGTAGTGAAGCGTTAATACTAGAGGTTGCTGACAAGTTTGCAGTCATGGAAGATGGAGCGGGGAAAACCGCTATTGCACTTGAACTGT